ACATTACATTAATTCCATATGATATTAATGGAGCCAAGTTGGCACAAACATTGCCGACAGGAATAATAGAAGCAACAATTTCGAGTGATGGGGGAACTATCTCCTCAACTCAAGAAGTTTTTGATGAAAGCGGAATCTCTACTGGAGATTTCGTAGCAACCTTAACTAGCAATATTCCTGTCACTGTTAAGGTAAGTGCAGATATTGCTGGAGTATATGTATCAGATTTTAATGGATTGAATTTAGTAAAACGCGAAATAGAAGTTCAATTTATACCTGCCAAGGTCGTGAGAATTGAGGGTGATACCCCAGAGCCTCTTGGCGTTGGATCTTCGGAGTAATAATAAATGGGAAATATTTCTAACACAGATACGAGAGAAGAGTTTAAAGTTATTGATTTTGCTAAGAATATTTTAAACGAAGTTAATGGTATCAGATCATTTAGGAAAGAGTCTGACGATGGTACTGGCAATTTCGAACAAATTTTTACTGAATCAAGGCTTAATGCTTTTTTTAGATTAATTGGATTGCCAATGTTTGTTAAGGTTAAAGGCAAAGAAAATAAAAATTCTGCCAAAGATTATACTGGAGAAGGCATTTTAACTCCGGGCTTCTCTAAATCGGTAAGCCCGGAATTATATAACCAGTTTGAAATTAGTAATAATTCTGCAGTCGATTTTGTAGAAGGTGCTGATAGAAGAGAACTTCTTTTAAATATAAAGGAAAATAGTATAGGCACTCAGGCTGCAAACGCAGACATGTTAGATGCTTTAAAAAATCCAGTTACTAAGCTTGAGGCAAATATTACTAAGAATATAGGTAATAGGGAGTTTATAAAAGATCTAAAACCTCTAATAACTTTGTATTTAAGGGACGGTGTTTTACCCAAAAGGAATGAGTTGGCTAGACCTTTCTTATCTACAAAAGATGATGATATGATAGATTCAAATACTAGATTATCAAAACCTTTCATAGAGACCGTAATTCATATTAGACTTGTAGAGGTTGCTGGTGGCGGAGATACTGAAAATAGAGATAAAACTACAGCTTTTAAAGATTCTATAAGAACGAGTTTAGGCAAAGACAAACAAGGAACAGATATTTTTGACACTGTTTTTGCAAAATATAAAGAGGCGTTTAGTGAAACTGATGTCAGAGAAGATTTTATCTTAGGGAAATTATTAAGTTCTTTACAACTTTTAGCAAATAAGTGGGTTAATGTAATTAGCAAACAGGCGCGACTAAATAAAGATATAGGTCCCAGCATTACCTTAAAAACTACTTCGGCTAAATCAAATCCTCTTGGCAAACGTGCTAGTGTATCCGCCGACTTGACAGATGACTCTTCTCTTAGCATACAAATAACATCTCAATCGAAGAAACTTGCCGTTGAAGAATCCTATTTAAGTTTGCTAGATACTAGCAACGGAACTAAAAACACAACAAGGGCAGCTTTAGATAGTTCTTTTGGAAGTTTAATAAATAATGATTTAATACAGATTAAAAAAAATTTAGAGAATCTTAAACAAAAAAAGAAGAAGAAAGCACTAGAGCTTGATAAACTTAGGCTAGAACTAGAAATGATGACAGGGGAGTTTACTGGAATTTCTATTCCTGATGTAGTTATTGTGATGACGGCCCTCTTTATGATTAGTGACAAAGATCTAATAGGGCTTTTAGATGATGTGACGATATTTGAAATGGAACAAAATATAATTTTAAAAAAAACTCTTGATAAAATTAGTGCAAGTAATAACATAACGGCTGTTGAAAATCTTGGTAAAGTTGTAGATGATCTATATGCTTTGTTAAACTATTATGTAGATTTTAACAGAGATAGAAAAAATAAAAAAAATAGCGTAAGTAAAAATAATAGAAGAGCAAATAGAAAATTAGATAAAAGCCCTGCTAAATAATTGGAGTGTTAAAATGTCTTTTGACTTAAAGATAGAAAATAGCAACTTAAATCTTAATCCAGATGGCACGCTTCAGACCGTTTACGATAATAGTAAACTGGGTCAAGAAATAATTAAAGGAATACTTACCCCGTTGGGGTCAAATAAGTTTTTCAAATGGTACGGAAGTTTAATTTCTGCTAGAGTTATTGGTAATGTTTTGTCGTCTTCTCAAACTCAAGCGGAGATAGAGAGGGCTGTACAAAATACTCTGAGCAACTTAATATCTTTACAGCACGCTCAATCTCGTATTCAGTATGTATCTGCTGGCGAGACCATAGCTTCCATTCAGAATATATTTATGTCTAGAAATCCAGAAGACCCTAGACAGTGGGAAATAACGGTAGCGGTTCTAACAAGAAAGCTTACTTTAGTAGAAGAATCTTTTACTCTAAGGGTGGTTTAAATGGTAACTTTTAAAAGTTTTAATAATATTGTTCTCGATATGCTTCAACAACTCAGACTTACTCAACCCAGTTTAGATACTAAGCCGGGGACAGTATCTAGAGATTTACAGGTAGATTTACAGGCATCTCAAATATCAGAGATTTACGAAGCCTTAAGAGAGATTGCTACACTACAATCTGTTTCTAATCTTACGGGACAAGATCTCACCAATTATGCTTCGAACTATGGAATTTCGCGGCAGAACGGAACCAAGTCTATTGGTTCTGTCGTTTTTACTTTTAAGGAAATTGATACTGATATTACAATTCCTACTGGTACTCTTGTGAGAACTAGAAACGGCTTAGCTTTTTCTACCGTATCTACATTAAACATTACAACTTCTCAAACCAACTCTTTAAGGGCAACGGCTGTTAGGCTTAGAAACCAGTTGGATACTGCAGGTATTACAGATACGTATGCTGTCGAAGCTTCTGTAGAAGCCAATAGTTCTGGATCAATAGGAAACATTTCTTCATATTCCATTATAATAACTACGGCCAGTGATACTTCAAATGTAACTAACTTAACTTCATTTGTAAACGGAACCGATCTGGAGAGCGATGAGGCTTTAAGGGCTAGAATACTTGCGGCTTTTGCCGGAACTAATGTAGGAACTGCTGTCGGATATAGAAGTATAATTTTGAATCTACCGACCTCGATTGATGCCCTCGTGATTGAGCCGGGCGACCCCCTTATGGTTAGAGATGGTACTGTGACCGTAACGGATTCAGACGGGATTACCACCGTTTCTGAGCCAGGAACTGGTGGTAGAGTTGACATATATGTTATGGGTGAAAATCCTCAATCAGGCACTGATAGTTTTGTATTTAATGATATAAGTGGAAAAGAAGATCCTACTGACTCTAGCAACAATTTTGTTATGGGTCAAAGCAGTTTAACGTCTAGTACAAGCTTGACATTAAATTCACGACGCGTTGCGACATTATCTGAAGGAGCAGATATACCTACTCAGCCTGTTTCTAAAACAGTTTCTGTAAGCGGCAGTTCTTCTGGACCAAACTTTGTTGAGCAATATTTAGATACTGCTGGAAATTTACAGGGAAATTATGCTCTTGTAAAAGATACGGGATACGCTGGTGGCAGCCCCTTCGGATTGGATAAATTTGTTTGGACATCTGATAGAATTGTACTTGATAATGAATCAAACACAAAAGGTATATTCAATGGTATAGATGAACTGTCATTTATCGATGTTTTAACATTAAATTCTATTGACCAAGAAGTTCAAGTAACAAATGAGAATTCAACTGTATTAAGCACAAACAGAAGTTATGTCACTTTGAAACATACTCCGATTAAGACAGTTACTAGAGTTTTTAACCTTACGACTGGTGAAAGATATGTTATAGCCGATCAGAATCCAGATGGTACTGGAGATACTAACACAACTGGAAGAATTCAAATAAGTGGCAGAACTTTGCCAACAGCAAGCGACGTATTGCAAGTTGACTACCTATGGGTTTTTGCTCATGATTCTCACATTGATTATGATAATTTAACTCCTAAAGATCCGCTAAATGAATCTCAGGACTCAGTTGAATGGGGCTTCTCTAACTATATAAGAGATGAGTTATCTACAGCTGTTTTAGATTCCTATGGAAATCTTTCCGTTACGACAACCTATCCTGTGAGTCGAATTTTATCTGTCAACTCGTATGCGTCAGAAACCGTTGTAGTAGGGGCTAATAATTCCCTTACGACTTCTGCAAGTGTTCAGAATATACATTCAATTACCGATACGACACTATCTGGAGAACCAGAAGTTTATAATACCAGTTTAGATGACGGGATATTTTCCAATGTTTCTGTAGTTTTACCTTCTGATACTCTAGCTGTGGTGGGAGATTCTACTAATATTATATATAATCTAGTAGACATATCGGATGTAGACGGCTACGATTCGGCAACTGCGGTGAATAATCTTATTTCTATAAATCCCTCTACTACAGTATCTTCTGGCACACAGGTTTTAGTAAACTATGTTGCTAATTTCCTAAACATATTGCCAAGTACGAACATATCAGCGTTGCCAGTTTCTACAGATGGTTTCAATTCATTTTTAAGTGTTGATGGTTATCAGCCTGTTCAAAATGTTTTTTCTGGCACCACAGTTGTTTCAAACCAAAGAAGGTCTCCAAGTAATTTAAACATTTCCATTTCTGGTATTCCAAATAGCGGCTCAATAAAACTTGTTGGAACTACAATAAACAAAGTTACTGACTATGTGTTTGTTTCAACATCATCTAATTTAGATCTGTCTGTGCCAATTCGAAATGCGGAAGGCATATCAAACAGCACTGCTATTCCATCTACTATTTATGTTTCTAGAATTGTTTCTATAGAGTCTGTTTCTTTATCTACTTCAAACGAAGTGAGTGAGGCGTTAACAACTTATGACCTTACTAATTATAGTATAAAAAATTCAAAATGGGATAGAGCGTCTGCCCTAGAAAACTCTTCATTAGCGGCGACTGCCGTAACGTTAGCGGCGACTGCCGCAAATACTTCAGACCCAATAAGAACCGGAACAACACTTAGAGTTACTTTTTATTATGCTAAAGAAAATGATTATGAAAATATGTATTTTTCTAGAAACGGAGCTGCCGTTACCGATAAGCGTTTTGGGGATATTTCTTCAATTAATAGGCTTTCAGGTTTTCAAGATTCAAGCGGAACGACTACAGGCAAATTAATTATAAATACTTTTAATCAACCAGTTTCTACGGCATCATATTTGGTTAATTATGATTATACCAGCCCAAAAGAAAATGAAAGGATTACAATAAATTTTGAGTACAACAGATTAATAACAGATGCAGTACAAGCAATAGAGGATAGCAGGCCGATTACCGCTGACGTTTTAGTAAAAGCCGCTACAAAGATAGAGATAGATGTTACAGCATATATCATAGTATCTTCAGATTTTAAAGATAAAGAAACCACAGTGAAACAAGATGTTGCGGATAATATTTCTTCAAAACTTTCTTCGTCAGAACTTGGAAGCACATTGGATTCTTCAGATATAATCAATAGTGTATATAATGTTGCTGGAGTAGATAGAGTGCGTATTACTAAATTTAATCGAACTAATGTTTCAGGAACTAAATTAAGCATTGTTGCGGAGAAAAGTGAATATTTGGCAGCAGGAATAGTAACGGTAGAGGTGGAGGATAGATAATGGCTAACAATCTGCGTATCAAAAGATTAGCAATTAAAAGCAGTATTCTTTTAGAGCTGTCTTTTAATTACGCTTTGGATACTGGAATTGGAATCGAAAATATAACAATCGAGTCTCTTAGTGGCTTTGATGATCTAACCATTCTTTCTGTAGAACCTAGTGCAGATGTTTTGTCTATTTCTGTACGTCCAATGGTGCCAAGAGCTTATTATAAACTGTCCATTAATTCTACTTCTACTCAGCAAGTTAAAGGCAGCTCTGGACAATCTTTTATAGAAGACGGGACTTCAAACATTGTGTTTTTTGTCGGACAACAGGAAGAGAATGTTGTTAGAGATAATATTATATATGAACTTGAAGGTGGTATTTACAATACTGATCCCGGATCTCTTATTTTTGATATAATTGATTCTGGTGCTAAAGAAATTCTAACTTCTGCTCAGACTGCGGGAGAAGTTCGTAGTTCGAATTATGTTTCTATTGATGTAGCCGATGAATCCATTACTAGGGGAGAAGGGCCATTTGACAGATTTCAAAATGAAGGCGTTTTTGAAGTTTTGCGAGTTGGCTCTTCTATATCCGGCACATTAACTTCTGATTCTATAACTTTTACAGAATTTCCGTCAGATCCTTTAAGTTTACAAAGGGTATTTGCCGAGGAAGAAGAAGTCTCAAATACGGCAAATGATGCTAATAGTTTCCTTGGTCTAGACATCACTTTAGCCAATGGTCCCGTTGTAAATGTTACTTCTGTAGTTTTAACAAGAGATTTTGTCGATTATACTTATGACATAAGTCTATATAGATATGGTGTTAAAGAAAGTAAATATGATTCTTCAAATTCTTATCAGTCTTTAGATCTTTCTAATTATCAAATTAGATTAAGTAATGCTGCTGTCGGTTCTAGTTTTCCTTTTCCTCAAGGAAGCGATAAGATAACTGTTTCATATTACTATAAAAGAGTTGGAAGAATAGTAGATTCTTCAAGTATAGAAATATATACTCCTATACCTGTAATTAGAGAAAGTGTGCCATCTGTTGCTATTACATTTACTTTGAATAATGCTCCAATTCTTAATAGTCTTAGTGTTATACCAACCCTTGGTGGAGTAACTTGGTTTGATCCGGCTCAAAATTTTGGTTCAGGATTAAACCATCCGGCATTTGTAACTGAACTTGTTTACAACACTTCAAATTTACCCAAATCTCCTGGTCAGTATTCAGTGAACTATGAAACTGGACAAGTCATTGTGTTTGGTGCAGATGGTTCTGGCGTAGATGGTACTACAACTGTGCCACCAGTGGCCTCTTATAATTTTAAACAGATTTTTCAAGAGGGTTTGGATTACAGATTTTTCTCTGATATTAACGAAGTGGTCTCTCTTCCAGATAGAGATTTGCGTGACGAACCTGGAACCGTATCTTTTCAGTATGAAGACACTTTTGCTGATGGTCAGGATTTTAAATTCTCTTCTCATATTGAAGTTATAAATGAACGAGTGGAAAATCGTCTCATAGATACTATCGGATTAGAAACTGAAAATGGCCCCGTGAAAGAAGTTTTTAGAATTTTTAATGAAACTACCGGAGAGATTTATACTCCAATAAGAACAAGTGGAAAAGAAGTTTATTTTTCTTCATCTAATCCTCCAAATGTCAACGAGGTTTTTAGAGAGAAGGCTATTTTTGATCAAGTTATTCAATCTCAACTTTCAATAACTGATGAGTTATCTATTCCTAGCAAATCCTTTTCGGCATTTAAAGTGTTGCTTGAAGATTCAAACATAATGTCTTCGGTCGGCAGTTTTGTCGGTGCGAGTTTCAACAGTTCTTTGTCATTTTCTGATATAACAGTTTTTATTAGAGAGTTTTTTTATGATACCGGCGACACTGTAGATGACAACCTAATAAGGCTTCAATCAGTTGGCGACTATATGGTTAATTATGAATCTGGAATTGTATATGTGGCAGTAGTAAGCTCTGGTGCGAGTACGGCTATTGGTGACGCTTCATATAGAAGAGGAAAGATAAAGACCAGAAACTCTCACATTATTAGAGTTAGCGATGTTTATAGAAGTTCAAGTGTTACTGCGTTAAATTCAGAAACGATGATTGTAGGAACTGTTGCCGATACGACAATTGATATAACTAATCTTTCGGTAGCTGGAGAAAGAACTTTTGATGGTGGGAATATTGATGTGTCTGGTTCTTCTACAATAGAAGTTGATAATGATATTTTTAAATTATATCACATATATCAAGTAACAGATTTGCAGACTACTTACGATCCTATTGATTTTTCTACTGGAGCAGTTGTTTCATCTTCTACTCCGACCGTTGCAACTTTAAATTCTGATGGAGTTCTCATAACAGATGTTAATAATGGAAGCGGGCTTTTAGTTCAAACTGCCGGCTCAAGAGAATATGTTGAAGCTGAAAGGCTATCAGATCTTTTTACTGCCGGACTTGTTGGTCTCGTTTCTTGTGTGGACATAAGTTCTCTATCTGGTGGAACAAACTATTATACCCAGGGATCTGATGGTTATGTTGATTCTGCAACTAATAGGATTTATTTGCCAACAGGATTAAGTTTAGCTGGCAACTATGTTTCTTCAACATATAGAGCACAACTACTTACTAGTGCCTCTGTACTTGTTGATTATGTTAGTGGATTAATGTATACAGACTATACATATACAACAGATGAAATTTTAATAAGTTATGAATATGGAGATAATGTTTTAGACTGGAGCGTTTCAGATGCTTTAAGTTCTGGCACAGAATATTTTGTAACATATAGATATGGAGCATTGCGTCAAACACTTGTTGACAACTTCGGTTTGTTAACTAGTATTCCGGAACTTTCTACAATAGCTGATGGTCTTGACAGAGAGACTTATAGAGATGCGATATCTGGATCTATGCAATCTTTTATAAAAGGTCCTACAATTCCTGCAATTGAGCTTTTGGTAGAAGCCTTTACGCAAATTACGCCAAATATTACTGAGTCTGTGTTTTTGGAATGGATTCTCGGAAGAGATTCCTTAAATCTTCTTGAAATGAAAACAGATGGTCTTAGCGATGATACGATGCCTTCATTTGCCCCTGGTAAGTTTGGTAACGGGCTTTTATTGAATTCCGCTAGTCAAACTGCCGTTATCCCTGCGAACTCAAATATGAGCTTTAGAGAGGGTACGTGGGAAGCTTTTGTGACGCCAGAGTGGAAAGGGATTGAAAACGATGCTTCTCTAACTTTTGACCTTACTTTTGACGGAAGTGATAGTCCTAGTAATGTATATGTTGGTGCAGATGCTACAAACCCTACAGAAATGCCATTTACTATTTCTAGCAGTGATTCTTATGTTTTAGGAAGACCTAAAAATCTACATTCGGCTACAGGTTATTTTATATGGTTTGATACTTCAGCCAATGAGTGGAGAATGCGAAATAGGTCAGAAATAACATTAGATAAAGTGTTTTCTGGTGAAATCACAACTGCTGGAGAATTTCATGATGTGAAATTGGCTAGTACAGCAGATGGATATGCTGGTTATGACGGATACCAAATTAATGAAATTAATGATAGTTTAAGATCTACAAATGAAAAAATTAAATTTAATTTCGTTGTAGATGCCTACGATTTTTTAAACATGACATATGATGCTTATGATTCATATGATTCTTACAATATGGGTTTTGATGGTATAGATTTTACTTCAGATAATATTCATTATTTCTTCGATACTGGATTTCTTACAAATAGATGTAGAATGTCTTTATATAAAGACGGCAAAGGATTTTTAAGATATAGAATCTATGATGCTAACGGCAAAGTCAAAATGCTTAGTTATAACATTGAAGATTGGGGATTAAATGAAACTCATCATATAGCAACATCTTGGAAAATGGGAACTATAGAAATGGCTGATGAATTACACCTGTTTGTAGATGGATTTGAAGTTCCCAACACTTATAGATTCAAGGGGTATTTAAATGTTCCCGGATCAGCAATTTATACGGATGAAGCGGCGGAAGTTTTAACTAGTTTTGTTACGGAACCAACTGTTGGAGGTTTTGATTTAGAAACAACGGTAGCTTCCGACATCGTAACATCTAGCGGTTCTCTTTTTGTAACCAACGGAGTTGCTGTGGGTAGCAAATTCTTAATTTTAGATGACACTGATGATGGAGTTATTACTCAAAATTCTCCGTATGTTTATGTTAAGTCAGTAGTTGGTGAGAACCAATTACAACTTGAAATAGGTCCTGTAGGTTCTACTGTTCCATTTTCTGCTATTTCTGCTTTAGACAGTATTAGGTTTTCAGTAAACCCGTTAACTCTTGAAACGGTTGCCGATCCAGATATAGAGAGAATAAGAGTTTTTGACTGGGACATAGATGGATATGAAACGGAGCTACTATCTCCCATCACGACAACACCTGATTATGCTTTTTCTGAAGATGGATATAATGACATTGTTAACATATATAACGGATTAGCTATAGGGTCAAGCGTAGCTCTTAAAACTTATGGGTTAAATTTAGAAAGATGTGTTAACTATATGTATTTATGGCCAGATCTTACTACAAATTTATTAAGTGTAGTTACTCCTGCTCCCACAGCTATTTCGAAGATTAATGCTACTCACATTATTGTAAAAAGAATTTCAATAGATTTTGGTATTTTCGCTTTAGTTGCGACGCCGGTTGGTGGGCATTTTATTTTAGTGTTGTCCGCTAGTCTTGAATTTTGTCAACCATCAAATACAGTTGATGGTAGAAGATTAACGGCTACTGTTAGTGGAGGTAATATTGACTATACTGGCTTGAATCAAATAATTATAATGGGAACTACTCATGATGGTTATGGTATAGAAACTCTTTCTTTTACTGAAAATGGAGACCAAATTACTTCAAGATATTTTACATCTATTACAGACATTACCGCTTCATTTACTCAACTTGACACAACAAAATCAGCTGGGTCTATTTCTATAAGAGAAACCGTTCCTGTAAACTGGCAGGAAAATGACGGCGACTATGCTGAAGTACATTTGTCCGTTCAAGACCAATATGGTTTTAATGGATCTGCAACCATAGGAAATGATGAGATTACAGATCTCTATTCGAGATTTGGTGCGGAAGATATAGGCAAAACTTTTAATATAGATTATCCTCCAGCAATAGCGGGTCCATATACAATTCAAGATGTGTCGCTTGATCCATCTGGCACAGTTAAAGATTCTAGTACTGTAGTTTTAGATACGATATGGGCGGCTTCTTATTCAAATATAAGATGGAGAGTTTTAACAACATCTTATGGAGATAGCGGCTTTGCAAATGGTCTTTTAACATTTGAAACAGTTAACAGTGGAGGTGATCCTTTCTTGTTAAGAGGTTGTTGGTATGAAATAGATCACCCGGCATATTTAATAATACCATGGAATCAAATTCCAGAAAAAATATATATTGGGTCGGATATGAATGGAGCACACCAAGCAAGTTCAGTTATAGATGAAATGCGCATTCTTGATGAAATTTCCGTTGATACCGGGCGAGGCGAATTGCTTCCAAGTTCTGGTAGATCTGTTACAAGTGACTCTTTGGTTGTAGAAGAGTTTTCTAATACTACGCAAACTTTAGCACTGTTTCACTTCGACGATACTTTAGAAAATAGTGCTAGTTTCCTATCTAGTTTTTCTGGAACTTATCGCCAAAGTGCGAATAGTGTCAATTCTAATTTTAATCAGTCAGGAGTTTTCACATTGAGAGAGCCTTTGGTTGTTGATAATGCGTCAGTATTTAATAACGATGAAGGGACAATAGAATTTTGGATTAGCCCAATTTTAGATACTCATAATGATCCAACAATTAGATATTATGTTGATTTAACTCCAGAATTGCAGGCTAGTGCTACGGCAGTTTCGGCCCTTACAGTTCCGCTGCCCGCAAGGGCTAGATCTGTAAGTTCTATTAAAATTGCAAATGATGATACCAATTATTTTACAAATGGTGTACTTTCTTCTGATGGAAACACCGCAACGCTTGGACAACCACTTCCTGGGGTCATAAGAAGCGTTGTTGTAACATATGTTCCCATAACAAGTCAAGGAGACAGATTCAGTGTTTACAAGAGCAGATTTGGATATTTGGTATTAGCAGTAACTGCTTCTGGAGTAGATTATCAAATTTCTACACCAATTTTTTGGAAGAAGAATACGTGGCACAGAATTTTTGTTGGTTGGGATTTAAATAATCCTGATAATCAAGATAGGTTAATATTCCTAGTTGACGGCATTGAGACAGGCGCGATTCGTTATGGAACTGGACTCATATACGGAACCAACGGTTTAAAGTATGGTCAAACGACAGTTTGGGGCTCCGGTGATGTTGGAACAACGGTTTCTAGAAACATCCTTTCTGATATAAACTTTACGGAGATGTTTAATACAATCAACATTGGTGCCGATTTTACTGGACAATATCCTGCTCTTGCTAGAATAGATAATATGAGATTTTCCAGTTCTTTAAGAACAGTTACGTATTTAGGTGGCTCGGGGCCAGGGCAACTATTAGGTAGAGATTTGTTGTATTCTAGTAATACGAATACGGCTCAGCCAGTGGTCAGTGATGCTTTAACGAGATTGTTATTAGATTTCGATTTAGCAGAAACGACAGTAGAAAACTTGGCGACAATTAGAAATTCGGCTACAGGCATTTTTGATTTTTTTGTTGAGGTTATAGATTCTTTTAGCTTGGCAGATACAGATCTAGCGCACAGTTTGATAGAGGCGCTTATTAATAGGTTAAAACCGGCTCATACTAGAGCATTTGTAAGTTTTACGAAATAGGGAGGAGTTCTTTGATGACAACTAAACGCCTGGATGTAGGTATTAAGAGAGTAAACTGGTATGACGGCCTTAAGGTTGCGGAAAGTGATATGGATGATGAACAAAATAGAAATATTGGTATAGATGCGGCTACCGTAAATAACCTTTTTGGTAGCGGTGTTCTTAACCATTCATTGTCAGATACCGTGTTTTTGGACACGGATTCCCTAAACTCTACACAACAGGCTTTAATGGACGCAGATTCTTTTGATGGGCAGAATATATATGTTGGTACAGTTACGAGCGTATCGGATGAATCTCAAGGCGTTCACATAGCAGTGACCCTAACGGGCTTGGATCTGGATGGTGCTTTGTCTACAAAAGTTTCTATTATAGGTGATGAGTTTGGTGATAACTTAATTCATGATGATTTAATATTTGAAACCAATGGAACTCAAATTACCAGAGGAAGATATAAGAATTTGCGATCCGTTATTCTTAATAATTTTTCTGGCAACTTGTATGGAAGTGCCGCACCTGCTTTATCAGGAAGCACTCTTGTTGGACAATGCGTAATTAGAGAAGCTAAATCAATGGAAGTTTCTTATGATACTCTTGTTGCCTCTCAAATGAATCAACCGAGTATGTTTTTTAATAGTTTTATTCCCGGCACTTCATTTGATACCATAACAACCATGCTTCAAACTGGTATTGGTACTGACAAATCTACTTCAGAATTAAACATCGGATTAGCCGCCACTACCTCTAGATCTATATTGCCTGGAGATGTTAGCACGATGGTAGGTCAGAAATTTTTGGCTACTGGCTCAAATGTTCAAAAAATATCTACTTTAGTGTCAGTTAAAGAAGATACGAGTGCGTTGCCAGTAGATGCTTATAATTGGTCTGGCTCGCTGACTATGACAATACATGCCCTTCAGACAGATGTTTCTTGTCCTGTAGACCCCATACCAGATACGGCTGCAGATTTTGATCCAGACCCTACTATAGTTGCTCAACTATCTCTTGATAGCGATGATTTAGAAAGGCAAGGCGTCGTTCTTAACGATGGATATCAAATTGTAGATTTTGTATTTACGGGATCGCCGATATCAAATCCGCTACAGAACAAACTAATTGCTGACAGGTATTATATTTTTGAATTTCACCGTTCTGGAGACACTAGCGTTGGTACTTTAGTATTTCCAGAAGTTCCTCATCAAACAGAATACGGATATATGGTAATTTATGATAGTACGCAATGGGTAAACGTTATAGAAAGTGATTTGTGGTTTGGTATTTATGGAGATTATCTAAAAGTATCAGATGGCATTGGATATGATGACGGCATTGGTATAGAAGTTCTTAAAATAAAGAAAGACTCCACAAATACAGAGGTTCCTTTTGTAGACGGATTTCACTCTTACTATGCTGTTACAAGAGACGCTTACAATTTCATAATAATGGAAACACAAAGTGAATACTCGGATCCAGTTCAAGATCAAAGAACTGGTAATGATGTTTATTCTAGAATAACTTCTGTACCATCGTTTTCAGTTAGCAGCGCATCTCAACTTACTACGCTGTTAATTTCAGACCCTTCTCCTGTAATGTTGGCTTGTGTTAGAGATAGAAATCCAAGAGGTAACCCTAATACAATTTTAGGAACGATAGATGCTATTGGTTTAGTATGCAATGATGAAATTAATATTTTGTGCCCTGATGCAGATCTGCTAAACAATAATCTTGTCGGATCTATAGTTAAACCAGACAATGTAAGTAGTACGAAAGAGTATAGGATAGTAAACGCAACGGTTTATACAGACGCATACGGTGATGTTAATGGAGATGGAGTTATTGATCTCAATGATTATTCCACCATAAATGAATGGCTTTCTAAATATAATACATATCTAACCACATTACCTGTTGGATATCGGAAAATAGATATTTGTGATGCATATTTTGAGGCAGAAATAAGAGATGGAGAGTTAGATGTTTTAGAACTCATTAGAGCCGACGTTAATGCTGACGGCTATGTTGGATCAGATGATGCCATTTTAATTCAAAGTTATATAAACAAAACCATTTCATCTTTTACTGCCGGCTCATCTTTTACTAGGCTTAATTTAAAAGTAGAAAATTTAACTGATCCTTTGACAACTTCTGTTGATATTCCTAATGTTTGTGTAGAATATGATACCGTTCCTTTTGCCGATTTGGTTTGGGAAATTGATTATTTCGCAACTTGGATACCTGATTTGCTAGTTGTTAATGATACTAGAAGAGAGATGCCAACTACATATACTGATGATGTAGCAGCTTGCGACGGCGGGAAAAATAACTTTTTTGCTCCTGGAGATTTAGTAATTGGTGGTTCTCAATTAAATCCAGATGGTACTTTTTACTCTGTAGACTTTGAGGTTTCTCATTTGTCTCTTGATATTCCGATAACAGATTCGTCTGGCAATCCAACTTTTATTGACGGGTATACTGGTTTATTGTTATTTGACAACTTTGTTTCAGAGTCTTCTAGTGGTAAAACTTCTGCCGGCTTTGATGCCATGAAATATGCAGATGGCACATATGTTCAGCCCAGTGATTTTAGTGACAGTAAAGTAAAAATAGCACCTTCTGTGCAATCTTCTGCAAGTAGCTTTTCAGTACCATTTGGTGGAACAATAGAAGATGTTGTGGGAATGTATTATGATCCAGACACATCTTTAATGACTCTTTATTTGGATAATTTACTTGCAGATGGTTATGAAACTCGGCCCGCATTAAGTACAAAAATTCTTGTATCGATTTTTCTAAAAAAGGCTGGATTTGCGAATGATACTAGATCTATCACAATGGATCAAATGAGAGTCATATTAGGCATATAAAATTGGAGGTCAAGAATAATGGCAACTGCATCTATAGTTATTGCCCAGGCTGCTAATTCAGCACCTGGAGGATATAATTACGGTAGTAGAACAGATTTAGATACAAGTGGGTTGGTAACTTTAACTAATTACAATGATGATGGTGTTACTTCATGGCTTTGGACACTCGTGTCAAAGCCGGTTGGATCTGCAACAGTATTATCTAGTGCTAGTTTATCAAGTACTACATTTACACCAGATACTGAGGGATCGTATTTAATTGAACTTACGGTCAACGAGAGAATTAAAATAAGAGAAATAGGTTCTGTCCTTACTGTTAATAGTATTAGATTTCTTGCTGATGGCGAGAGAGATGAGATTGGTTGGACCAACACCGTGAATGATAATTTTAGTACAGTAGAAACTATTGCTGTTGGTGCCGGCAGTGTTCATGATATTGCTGGAGTATTACATGGTGCGTCTACACTAACTCAATTAAATACTAAAGTGTCTGATGCCACATTAATTGATACTACGGATGCTCGTCTATCTGATTCTAGAACACCTTCTGCGCACAACCTAGGTGGTAGCGCGCATGGCGCTGATACCCTTGCCAACTTAAATACTAAAGTAAATGATGCCACATTAATTGATACTACGGACGCTCGTCTTTCAGATACAAGAACTCCGACTTCTCATGCCACTTCACATAACGCTGG